GCATCAATACTTTGATCATATACTTCTACTCCGTATGGATGTATAGGCGGAACTCCTGTTCCTAATGTTCCTCTTTGTAACTGCTTTAATAAGTTACCCTCTTTAATTCGATATTCTATTCTTTCTCCGTTAACCCAAATTATTCCTGGGTATTTAGAGCCTGGCGGTATAGTTGTAATTAAACTAGCATCAACTAATTCAATAGTTTTATCATATGGTCTTAGATCTTTTGCAAGTATATGATTTTTCTCTCCGTCAATTCTTTTATAATGTGTTCTATTAAGCATATCTTTAAACTGGCGCCATCCAAACTTTGTTATTACTGTAGGATTACCAAAATGCAATACCTCAATTCTATCATTTTCATTAAGCTGATTTACAAGTTTAACATATTTGTTATCTTCAGTAACACTATAGTCAACATCAGCAAGTAACAATGTTCCATTTAATATAACCCAAACATATTTAGAATCAACTGCTGGAGTTCTTAATTTAAACAATCCAGCTCTTAAGTTATTTAAGAAATAATACGCTGATGAACCTTTAGTAATAGGCGTTTTTTCAGTTACTGTATAAGACTCTCTTTCAAATTTTTGGCCAACACTATTACTAAATTGATATACTTTTACTTTTGTGCCTGCAACTCTGTCAGATGTAAACGAAATAACAGTCGGAGTTGGTACAAATACCGTTGACGAATCTCCTTGTTGTTCAAACGAACCAAATTTGTATTCACTTTCGTTAATTAGATAAACTAATAACTCATCTCCCGTTTTTCCAATGTCTTGTGCAAGGTTTATTGTGCTTCCTATTTGTTGATCTAAAGGAGTATCACTATCAAATGCTTCTGCACCAATAAATGACCACTGTGTTGAATACTCTAATAGTTGTCCATTTAGGTAAACTTCAATTGCTGAATTTTGAAGTGTTGCAACTGGTACTTGCCATAGATCTAATTTATACTCTCTTGTATCAGAGATTGTAAATGCTTGGTTATATCCTGAATGAAGTATCTTATCGCCTATCTGTACTAATGTGTGAATGCCTGCAGGGCCGTATGAGAACGGTGCTTGACTTAATGTCATAGTATAATTTGTACCGTCTTGTACAAAGTTCTGTGTTGAGTCATCAAGACTACCAAGTCCGCCTTCAACAAATTCATCAACTATAACTTGGCTAAAGGTATTAACGTCAGTGCCATCTCCAATAAACAATGCATACCTAACAACAGCTCCAGCTCTTAACGGTGATGCTAATACAAGCTCAACATTATTTGGATATAATCCTGTACTTTTTACAAGTACAGAATCTAACTTAACTCCGTTGCTAGTTGCAATTGATTGGACATTGTCTGTCCAACGCATATTTGTTTCAAATCTATTTGAGCTTCCGTCACTTATAAAACTATCAATATCTAGGATTTGTAATCCTGCTACTTCAACAAGTGTTAAATTAATCCTTGCACCATTAACAGGAGCAGTTTCAAAATTTATAGTTTTGTTAGTATAATTTACTGTATATCCCAAAGTTGAATCGTCAGTAGTTGGTTCAAGTATATCGTTTCCAACTTTAACAAATAATGAACTTGCAGTAAATGGTGTTTTGCCAAGTTCAAAAGAGCTTGTTACTCCATCGCCTACATAATTTCTATTAACAATTATACTACTTCCACCAGTTGGTCTTTCGTATACTGCAATATCAACAGTGTCTAATACTTGTCCTGGAATAATTTCTTCAGGACCTTTACTTGTAGTTGGAGTAACAAATCCGTCGCCATCAATAGTAATATCTTCTGCTCTTAAGCCCGTTGCAGAATTATATGCAAGAGTTCCACCAGTTAATGATGTATCATAACTTTCTGGATCATTAATAAAGCTACCATCACTTGTTATCTTTCTTACTATAATAACATCGTCTACACTAGTTGGTATTTCTAATTCTTGTAATTCAATTACTGTAGTTGTTCCGTCTCCTGTAATACTTTGCATTATAGCATTAGGATTTTTAATTATTGACGAATCAAATATTTCTGTCCAGTTAGGGTCATCAAGTCTAACACCATTTCTATATAGGTTATATACAACTCCGTTTTCTAATGGCTTACTTAATGTAATACTAATAGTTGACCCATCAAGTGTAAAAACTTCATCTTCATAAGTTGTATCATATGTATCCCACGAGTCAGTAAACCAAGGCAATGCGTCCCACCCTGACGATCCGCCAAATTCAAAGCTCTTAACTTCAACACCACCGTAATCAATACCATCCATTACTTGTGATAATTCGTTACCAAATTGTCCAGCAACTGGATCATAAAATAAATTAATTCTATCTGCAGCTGTAAGTAATTCTATTGGTTTCTTATATTTAATTACTATTGCAGTACCATCTGCTGGTGGAATAGTGAAAGTAACTCTTCCTGAGTACCTGTCATATCCTTTAGTAATATCTTTAACATTTGTGTAAGTATATTCACTTTGCAGTGCAAGTTCGCCAGCAATAGTAATTTCTATAGTATTAGTTCTAAGGTCCATTGGAAACACAAGATTAAAAATAAACGTAGATCCTGTACCTGTAAAAGTTTCGCTTTCACTAAGTTTAGTTATTATAAACGATCCTGAGATTCTATCAAACTTAATAGTAGAATGTAATCCTCTTACTAAGCCATTACCAATGACCGCTATTAATTTAGCAGGTGTTCCGCCATCAATAGTTGATCCGTTAATTTCAACAACTGGAGGGTTTAAATAGCCACTTCCAGAATTAGTTATTTCTACCGATGCTATCTTTCCACCTGAACCTAATATTGCTATTGCTGTTGCTCCAGAGCCTGTATCAGTTGTACTAGCATCTTGGCCTACAAAATTAATTACAGGTGGTTGAGTGTAACCACTTCCTGCATCTGCTATTTCAACTAACTTAATTTTGTAGGACATATTATCAACCCAGTTTTTGTTTGGGTATGTTGTTAAGTCTGCGTTAGTTCCTACAATAACATTATCTATAATTTTTACAGCCTGTGGAATAATAGACTTAGTAGCATCGTCCCATCTAGGAGGTAAATCAAAGTCAGTTATTAAGTTACCAGAAATATTTAAGTAATTGTAATCACTTATATACTCTCGTAATTTAGATTTAAACGGCTTAACTTCTTTTAAGTATTCTTCATAACTAGGTAGGTTATCATTTTGGAATGTTATCTTTTTATTTAAGTTTCCAACATTGTGACGTGCTTTTACAAAGCTAGTCTTAAACGCCCAGTCAACTAATCCTTGTTCTGAAAAAACATAACGTATACTTGATAAAAATAAATTATTGTATTCAATTGCTAATTCATCAATAAGCAAATTGTCTCGTATTGCTTTAAGGATTATATCAGTTTCTTGTACTGGTTGTGCGTCGTAAACTTTTATATCAAAACTTTCGCTGTCATAACCTGATACTCCAGTATTATAAATTTTTGGTAAAAACTTAATTGTTCCGTTCTGTCGGCCAACTGTTTTATAATTTATTGTATAGTCTATAGATGTTGAATTATCAATTTTTTCTAACAATAACCAGCCGCCGGTTCCTACGTTTTCAATTTTAATTATATCACCAGTAGAATCATCTAATGCCTCTAACTGATAACTTGAACTAATTAAATGATTAATAGTTGTAAATTCATTATAGCTAGTAGCATACCAATCAATATAATTCCAGAATAAAGAAGTATCGTAAGATTGACTCTTTCTTCTTATCCATACATCATTGTTTACGCTTCTTTCGTATACTGCCCATTTACCTAATAATGACGAATCAGTTTTTACAAGTACTGCAAATCTTCTTATGTCTAATGTAGTAAGAGTTGAGTAACCTGTTCCTTGATCAGTAACCGTTGCCGCTGTAACAGAACCTACACTGTTTATTGTTAGTGTAATGTTTGCAGGAGTTTCAAAATTTCCGTTAATTGTTACGTTAGGAACAACTTTATATCCTCTGCCAGCATCGGTTATTGTAACTCTAACTATTTTACCATCAATAATTACTGGAGTAAGAATTGCTTGAGAAACTTTTGCTGATCCAACAAATTCTAAATCTTCAAAAGTATCTACTGTTAAATCAAATGTATTATTTGATGCGAGCGGAGTGGCTTCTTTAGAAAGAAGGGGTGTAATAATTTTATCGTCAATAATTAAATTTTGTAGTAATACACCGTTAACTCGTTCAACTACTTGTTTAAGGGCTTCTGCTCTATTTACAAACCAAGACTGTCTTGGAGTGTTTAAAATTCCGTATCTTTCTTTAACAGATAGGGTGTAATCAGGCACTGCTCGACCTTGTTTATCATAACCAATTAAACTATCAAACCATTTTCTTTCAATATCTTTATTAGGTCTGCTTGTATCTAATCCAGCAGTAAATAACTGATATTCATTATGGATATTGATATTTTGATTTTCAATTGTCCAATATTGTATGCTTAGTGCAATGTCAGTACCTTCAAGAAAACTCTCACAATTGTGTAAAACAAAACTAGTAGGACTTATAAAGTTAATAAACTTATATCCCATTCCTGCAGGATCATTAATATAACGAGCTACGTTAAAACTACTTATATTTCGACCCTCAATTAATGGCGTTGTTATCTTTCCTTTAACCCAATAATAATATTTTAACGAAAATGTTTGTGATACTGAATCAAATACTCGTTTACTAACAAAGACAGTATCACCATACTTTGTTGTTCCTGTTATATCTTCTGTAACGCCTTCGTCTGTTTGAGAAGTTTCGTTCCATTCTGATGGTAGTAATGTACTTTCAACCCATTCGTATACATCTATAGAATTTCCTGTAAATTGAGTATTCCAAGTATTTGAACTAAAGATTGTATTGCGTTGATAAGGACTCTTAAATTTAGATGTTGATAAATCCCACCATAACTTTCCTATTTGTTCTGGTCCCCAAACTCCTGATTTACTAACATTTACAACTTCGGTGCCAGTTGTATATACAGCTGGATCATAATACAGTTTGTAAGAAAGTTCCTGCTCAGCAATACCTGGTATTTTTCCTTGTATTGGATCTATATAATCAAGATATGTTACTAGCTTGTTTTCTTTTGTATTGTATAATAATACCTTTTTAATCTTATTAGTGTCTACAGTATCTTTAGGAGCAGAATGTGTTTTCCAAATATTTGCTGTAGGTAATTTTCTATAGTTAATAACTGCTCCGTTAGTTCCGGCAGCTACTGTTTGAGTTGGTAAACCTACATATACTTGATTATTATTTGCATACAAGTGTATTCCAAAGTCTTTAACTGAATTAATTTGATTACTGTTAGCAACTGCTTGTGTTGAATCTTCATTAATATAAGATAATGTTTGGCCATATACTAAAGTATCTTCAACAAGTTCATATAGATAAACTACTCCAGTATCTACATACTTTTTAGAAAAAGTTGTAAAGTTGTTATCAAACGTAGTTTGTAGACTTTCATTAGTACTATCAAAGATAGTAGTAGTTTTTGAATCTGCGTTCTTTGCAGTTATTGCTAAAGTATTAATATCAAAAGAAAGTGCTGTTCCAAATAATTCTACACTTTCATTATTTCTACTATACAATGTTTGGGTTAACTCAAAGAATCCTGTTGTTTTATTTTTCGTTAAGATAAACACCCGGCCTTGATCATACAAAACTTCAGTTGGGTTTTCTGCATTACGTTGTACTTCTGATCTAGATTCACCAATTGCTAATACGTTTCCATCTGAACTAATAGAAATATCAGCTCCCCAATTTGTATCTGTAGTTGACCAAGTATCATTAGTACTTAACGATGCAGTAAAATTAGTTTCAAGGATGCTTTGGTGCCTTTGATAATTACCGTTTACATTTCTGTAAACTACAACTTGATTGCTACCATAGTCATAACTAGCTAATCCTACTAGTACTTCGCCGTCTTTTGATATGTCAATTCTGCTAAAGTTGTACATACTTCCTTGATCAAGAACTGTACTAGGATCGGAACTATCAAATATTGGTACAATTTCTGTGTTGTTAGGAACATATCCTAAGTAATCTATAGCAGATGATTGTTGTACCCAATATGTTTCATTAAAAGGTCCAGGAGATAAATTAGTAGTTGCTTTAAATATTGCCCCATCAAGATACATAAGATCGTTAGTTTGATAAGAAACAAGAGTTGAATATGTTCCTTGGAATGTTTTGTCTTTGGCTAATTCCCAGTTCCAAATGTTACCAGTTGCATCAGTACCATTATTAATAAAATATACACGACCTCGCATATATGTACTATCTGTTAAGTCTTGCCCCGATGCATTAAAAAGATCTAAACTCTTATAATCATTTCCTGCGTGAATAAAGGCTCTATATAATTTATTTGCTTTTCTTATTTTAATATCAGAACCTAAGTAAAATTCACTTACTGCTTCAGGAACAATATATGATTGTACAAGTCGAAAAGAATTACTAGTACCAGTTTCATATACAGTATACATTCCTTGATGTGTTAAAGAACTTGCTGTTGCATCAGAAGTAGCCGGAATACTATATATATTGTCCCAATCGTTGTTTACCGTTGATGGTATATTGGCCGCAACAGGAACGCCTTCAACTATGTTTGATTCATAAAACCAATACTCAAAGTTAGTTGCAAAGCTAGTAGTTGGTACTGGAATATCTATTCCAGAATCTACTACAATTAGTTTTCCAATTCCTTCATCGGCTAATCCTAAAGATTTTTTCTGTGTCTCTCCCATAACACGATTAACTTGATATAGTGGACTTGCATCACCAGGAGTACCTATAAATTCTATTTCAGCATTATTGTTAAACAACGATCCGTTTGACCAGTCTCCAGTAACACCAGTAACAAAAATTGTTGCATCTAATGCATCTCGTTGATAGAAAGTAACTATGCCAGTTGCTTCAGTTGTTACATCTCTAACAGTATCACCTACTCTAGGTTCAAACGGTTCACCAAACAAGTTAAATTTAGTAAATCGAAATTTTATATATCCATCCCATAATGCATCAACAGTTAGTGTTTTATTAAGAACGGCATAAGATAACTCAAGTACAGTAGGATCGTTTGCTAGTAATGTACCGTACCTAGGTAACGTTGGCATGTAAAATTTAAATGTACTTGCTGCTGACAGAGTATCAGTAAGAGCCTTTGGAGCTCTTATAACATATTTGGAACTTAAAAACGAATCTGTTACGCCTCCTGCGCCAGGGAGGCCTTGGTAACTTAATGTTTCTATATAACTTGCAAAAGTATCTTCACTAGATACAGTTGCAGTTTCATAATCTCTAGAATTATAATAATAATTTGTTGGTGTTGAACTATCTGTTACTGCTTCTTGATATATTAATCCACGTCCTTGATCTGATGTGGTTGTAAATACCTGATATGATCCTGGCACTGCTATCATCCAAAAACCGTCATAATAGCTATCAACATTTAAAGTTTCTGAAGGAGCAGCAGTTTCGTATTCTCCTACAAAATCACCTCCATCAAGAAACAGACTATCAGTTTTATTAAAGACTCCTGTTATATCATTAATATATAATCCAATGCTTCCGGCGGCTTCATATGAATATACTACTATACCTGTACCGGTTTGCGTTTTAATTTTTTGACCAACAGTTGGTTGATTAGTAAACGAAGAAATCTTTAATACTGCATCAACTTTCATTAATATTGTATGTTCGCCAGTAAAGAACGATGAACTTAATTCAGGTATTCCTGCTCCAACAAACGGTTCTAAGTCAGTGTAGGTTGCTTGTGATTGATTTGCTATTGTTTTTGTATTCCATTTTAACTTAACAACATCACCAACGTCCATACCTGCATACATAACTTTAGGTGCTTTAATTAACACATGATCTGTAGTTATACTAGTAAAAGGATACTTACCTGTTAATATTACATTAACTTGTGGAGAAGTTTCAGTAGTATTTCCGATTGATTCAATTTGCTGTGCTACTGTAGAAAAACTTGAAAATTGTACATTATCAGATTGTGGAACAATTGCTGTTGTAGATTTCCACAATTTGTTATTATAAAAAACAATGTCATCTGTTACATATGCTGTTGTAGGATTGTACTCTTGTTTATATTTTGTTTTTACTTTACTGGCGCTTGGAGATCCAACAATTAAAAACTTTCCGTCTTCAGATAATGCAACACTTGCACCAAATCTTTGTAAATCAGGATCAGTTAATAGTGCATGCTTAGATTCGTCAAATGCGATACCACCAGTATGATCCTCAGTTACTTTATAAAAATTGTTACTATGTTTTACAATTTCATTAACACTATATTCATAATATCTATAAAACTCAATATATGTAACCGCGTTATCTCGCGGTGCTTCTAACGTTTGTGCTAATACAAGATTTCCGTTTGCAGAAGATCTTCTATATATATAAACTTTGCCATCATCTTCATTAGGTGAACCAACAGCTAATATAGTATTACTAGTGTTTGCTGACATTGATGTTGCAAAATATTCGTTGTTAATAGATTTGATACTACTAATATCTTGTAACTTTGAAAATGCTGCTGTGTTTTCGTACACTTTCCATTTATTAGTATCTGCTGAATCTACCCAGAATTTTGATTTTGTTGATGCTAGTTTTTGTGCTATTATGTTTAGTGAAGCTAAGTTATCTGTTCTTACAGAAACTAGTTTACTTAATCTACCAACACATGTCTCAATATCTTCAACAGGTTCAGTAGTTATAAATGTAATCTTTTCTAAACTTATAGACTTAACTTTAAAAAATGCCCCAATTGCTGCTTTAGCAGTTTGAGCACTTGCAAATGAACTATCTGCAGCATCTAACGTTGTAGAAATTAAATCATAAACTCCAAATATATCATCTTTTAAAATATTTTGTGGCGTTGAATTTAATACTACAGTAAATTCTGTTGCGCCGCCTATAACTTTTTCAACCTTAAAATTAGTGTCTTCGTGTTTATATATATTCCAACTTAACTTATCGTTACCTACCCATATAAGATCGCCTTGATTACAAGTTGAGAAATCAATATTTAATATTGAATCAAAAGTATTAACAATAAACTTTACATCTTCTTGGTCAACGTATCCACTATCTTTAATATATCCTTGTTCTGAAGCAACATACTTTGAGGGGAACGGTGCATGAGTATATTTATTTGGTTTTAAATAAGTTTGGTATGGTTGAATTCGATATATTAAATCTGTCTCTTCACCGGTTATACTTTTTACTAGTTCAATTGGTTGCGGAGACAATCTAAACTGTGATTCATCTAACTTATATTCAACTTCTTCAAATCCTGCAGAAGCACCATACTGTCCTTTTTTAATTGCCCATTCTTCGTAAAATTCTAAACTCTCTTTATCATCATTACCTAGTACATCAAATAGTTTTGTTAATGAATTTAATGTACCTTTGTCCTGAATGAATCCTTGATAAAATTTATACTGACTAACATCGTCATTAATAATATTTTCTAAGTATTTTCTTTTCTGGTACCCGATTAAGTGCTGAGCCATTCGTTGTTGCTCAGCATCAAAATTATCACTGTCTAAGTCATAGAAATCTGCAAATTGGTTTGTCTTATATTCAAAGTTAGGCGTTAACCCAGGAGATGGTTTCTTATCTAATCTATTCCATATGGTTGGATTAAACGTTTCTGTTCCTGGAATCTTTTTACTAGCTGAATAATAAAATTCTTTTTGTTTAACAATATCACCAATGAAATAATCTCTATTTGATTCCCAATTAGTTATAGTTGCCTGATCATAAACAAATCCTTCAATGTTAAGACTACCGTCCCAATTGGTTGTTCTGTAACCAAGTACTTTTATTCGTTCTTGTCTATACCCTGGCTCTGGGTCATAAATTGTATCACTAAACACTGTTTTGTTATCTAGTAATACTACGTGTTCTCTTTGTATTAATGCAAGTTTTATTGCAAATATACCATCAGCAGTATTCTTAGGTCTTAAAATAAACTCATTAGGATCTTGTCGGTCAAGTTGTACAAAATCTTCTGTAAGTTTTTTCCCATCAACTTTAAGAAGTGTATGTCCAACATATGGATCAAAAATATTATCAACTACACTATAAAGTGATTTAAATTTTAATTGTGAAGAACTAGGACTTAAACTTATTAACGTTCCTTCTGCCCAATTATGTAATGTCCAATAAGTAAATTCTTTTGTTGAAGTTTCCCAGTTATCTACTACACCTTCATCTGCTCTATAATTATCAAATACAAATCCAATAGATTCTAAATACTTTCCGTATCCTTGTAAAAAATCTGCTACCTCTTGTATTGTTTTTAAAACAGTACCATATGCTAATTCTAACGGAGCAAAAGTTGCATACTCTCTTCTTAGGATTAATTCTCTGCCGCCAGTTACTGGTAGCTTTGGTAAGGTTGCAAAATTGCTTGCATCAAACGAACCTGCAATATGTTGTTTTGTTACTCTATAAAATTGTCCACTATTTTCAACTGTAGTACCTACTACATACGTACGACCTGATTCAAATTCTAGATAGGGATCTGATGTTCCGCCTATTGTAATTACAGGATCTTTATCTCTTTCAAACGGTGTAAAATATTTAAATGAAGGCGCTGAGGTATCATAACCTTTAATTTTATATCCGTTAGATTGCCGTTCTATCATCACTCCACTATAACTAACTATTTCTACTGGCGAGCTTTTATTAAGAAAGATACTATAATTCTCTTCTGGTACAAAAACATTACCTTCGTTTAACGGTGTTCTGCTATCTAAAATTAATTTAAATTTATTCTTATCAGTATATCCGCCAACCTTAAATCCTATTTGATTCGTAATAGACCTTAACGATGTTTTATAATTTGTGTAACTTAGAACAACACTTGCTGACATATATCCTGCTACATAATTTACTAGCCCAGAAGTAAATGTTTGTGTAGAATCTAAATGCGTATTTGGAAAAACTAAGTTTGATAATTGAATTTGGTTATTATCAGTTTTGTATATAATTTGTTTTGTTAAGTTTCTTACTTGGTTAATTCTGTCAAACCCCGTGGCTAAAACTTTAGATGGTTGACTTAATGTCCAGCTAGTAATTAATGAGAACGGAAATTCACTACTTCTTCTCCAAGCAGTTTCTGTAGGAGCTTCATCTCCAAATTTAAACGAATCATTTAAATTTCCAGAATTAAAATTTTGAGCATAACCCGAATCATTCGGACTTAACAAATTACCATTTTCATCAACTGGAATATGTGTTAATAGACCTGGTCTCTTATATTTGTTTAGAATTTTAATTTTTGTTTTAGGTTCTCTAACAATACCATTTTGAAGATCGTTCCATAAAATTAAATTATCTTTTGTATACGGTGCAGGACCATAAGTTGTTTTCCACCAAGTAGGCATTACTGAAAATCCTACCATTTCCCATGGATGGGTATGAGGTCTGTCAGTATCATATGCTTGACGATATACTGCTCTCCAAAAACCCGGTAATATGGTTCCGTTTGGAGATGTCATTGATGCGTAGTTAAATGTCCAGGAATTAGTTCTATTAAAAAATTTACTATTTGTATAATCAGCATCAACTAAATTAGACCATTGCATAAAATCTGATAACATAGGAGTATCTACTGATGATTTACTAAAATCAGTAGTTCTAAATTCGCCACCTTTAAAATTATCTAAATCAAATAATGAAGTATCATACTTAACTTTTAAATTATTATAAATCCGTTTTTCTAATTCTATTAAAAGATTATCTCTATAATCTTCATACGCAACTATTATACTTCCGTCGTGTCCTTGTACTACTTTAGTTGGAGTTTGGTATGTATCATCTATGAATATTTCAGGCACAAATGCAGGATATAATCCTAGCTTAGTTGGAGTTGGGGGAACATAACTTCCGTTTGTAGTTTCGTATTCGTAAATGTCAAGTAAATCGCCTTTTACTTTAGTTGCAGTAACTGAACAAAAACCTTCGCTGTTAAATGTATAATCGTTACCGTGAATTAACTGTACATTATTTAAATAAACTTGTACTGAATCTCTGCTTGGTGTATTTAAACTAAACACCTTAGTTAATGAAAAGTACTGCTGAGTTGAATCGTCTACTGTATATGTAGTTTTCTTTACAGATCCTTGAGGAATCATATCTGAGAAATAAAACGGCATTGAGTTTATTTTATCTTTGTTTATTTCTACTAAGATTCTATCAACGTGATCTTTAACAGGACCTTCCCAACCTAATTCATTTGCAACTTGTAAAAATAATCTTTTAAATTTTCCGTATTCTTTTCGTGCAAATCGTATCGAAGATATTAAGTTAGAATTTTGATCCAACACACTATACATTGCTAGATTTAATGGTGAACTATGCTTAATAAATTTATTACCAAATTGTGTTACATTTCCTAAATCTCTTAAATTACTTGAACCTGGAAATTTACCTGCAAAATCTGGTAGGTCTTCAACCATACTAGATACGTGACTGTTTACTTCACCTAGTGTAAATTCGCCAATATTATTATTTAATGGGTTTCTTTCTAAGTTACTTGGAAAGTCATAATATCCATTATCATTCTTAACTGCAGCCGACGTTGTTTTAATAACAACTAGATCGCCGTCTGTTAAACTAGTTAATGAAGTGAATGCTGGTGATAAAAATGTAATTGAAGAAAAATTATTAACCGTAGTACCCACTGTGTAATCAATATCTTTAAGTTTTAATTCATTATTTAAAAACACAGTAACAGATAAATCTGCTAATGAAGCACTATCATCATATACATCTATATCAAACACTGAAGTAGAATTATCAAAGACGTATTTTCTTATAACAGGTTGTTTACTGTCAGTTGGTGCTTTTTGCCAGGCGTTTGCATTTATGTATTCAGTTCTATTTGAATAATGTTGAAGAAAAGATACATCTGTATTTTTATAGTATAAATCGTTATTATCTAGATACTCAAATAGTTCATTTAATAAATTAAAATTAAATGTAATATCACCAACGTTTGTTATTGTTCTATATGATAGAACAATGCCAACTTCAGCATCAGCTGTTCCAATAACTCCTTCTTTATAGCTAAAGATTTTGTTACCCGTAAACGTTGAAGAATTATAAATTGTAGTATCACTATAACTAACATTATTCTCATCAAACAAATCAAATAATGGTGCTTGGTTTACTTTAGTTTTTGTTTGTGCTTGTGTCCAAGAAGTTCCATTATAATAATACATTAACCCTTTGTACGTAGTACCTTGAGTAACTAATACTACTTCATTAGACAATGGTTTAGAATATGTTACATCAATTAATGAAATTTGTTTTATAGTTTGGTCAATTTCAATTCCTGGTCCATCAAAATTAAAAAACTTAACTTCAAAAATTCTTCCGTTAACTAATGGGTCTGGATCAGCAGTAAACAAGATCCTCATACCATTAATTAAATCTACACCATCAATATTATATCCTGTACTACCTTCAATAGTAGAAAATACATCTTTAGTATGCGTATCTAAAAGATTAACATTTTCTTTAATACTAGTTCCAAAATTAAATAGTTTTAATCCTGATTCAAATTCAATAATTGGTCGTTTTGCTCTTGCAGACTGATCTACATTAATTGGCTGATTGTTTAATACTGCACTTTGTTCAATAACAGATTTGTGGAACCATCTATTATATCTACTCCATAAATTTCCGTCTTTAGCACTGCGATTAATTAACATGTAATCTCGAACAGTTGGATAACCAATAGCTGTATCAAACGGTTGTCTGTCAAATCCTTGTGCATCAAAATTAATAGCCACGTCATTAACAAACGCACTAGGCACTGTTAATTCTGATTCGTTGATAAGAACAATTTTATCGCCTACACCTTCAACGTAATATTCACCAGTAGCATATTTTGCAGGAGTTACATCACCAATAAAATTAACTTTCATTCCGTTAGTTAAACTAAACCCTGTTCCAGTAGTATATGTTTTCTTTCCTAATATCTCTGCATCAATATCAATAAATGATGCTTCGTCTATATTAGCAACTTTTACTAGTCCTGCAGCATTAACATCGTTATCGGCAACATAGTATAATATACTAGGCGTATCAGCAGTTGGAGTAAATGTTATTGTGCCGTTTTCAGTTCCTTGATTATCAACCCCTGTTGATAATAAAAATGAATCATCTAAATCACGCTTTGATCTAATTGTAAACGGTAGCCCTGGGGTATTAATTTCAAACTTGTATGTAATACCTCTATATAATTTAATAGTTGGATTTTGTGTTAATCCATCTGGAGAGAAAACGTATCCAAAATTGTCGACATTGTCAGCCAATGAAACTGTATAAGTGCTTACTACTTCTGTAGTTTGTCCTCGAACATCTACAACTTGTGGTCCACTTGGAAGCCAATAGTACTCTCTAAAATTAATAAATTTGTCCCAATCAATATGTGGGTTCCAACTATAATATTCTTGTTTATTAGTAATACTATGATCTTTAATCTTTGGATTAAGGCTTGACAGTTGATTCATATAGTCATTGTAATCTTTATAGAATGTTACAGTATCTAAACTATCTTTAATAACAGTAGCTGGTTCAAATTGATAATCTTGTCTGCTAGTTGAAATATCACCAACATAATTATCATCTTTATTAAATGAAGCAGCTGTTTCTCTACCAAAATAACCATTTAATTTTTCAACAGAGCCAGGTTGTATTAATTGATCTAATGTACTAGATAAAAACTTACTATTAGGAACTGTTCTAAAATATCTAGGTAGGTGCTCTTCGCTTTTTCTTTTTGCGTTAGGATCACCGTTTCCACTTTTTTGATTATTATCAAATGCCATTTTTAAATTCTTCCCTTAGGGCTAAACACTTTGTATTCCAGCGGATGCAGCTGATATGCTAGTTGTAACAACTGAGCCTCCTGAAGCTTTGAGCTTGTTTGCTGTTATAGCGTCAATAATAGTAATATTATCAACTGTAGCTGAACTAATAAAAATTTCATCATTTTCAGCTTTAATTTCAAATAGGCTACCAAACACTTGTTCTGATTGTGTAGGTACAATTAAAAATGTTACCACATCTGGAGCAAGTTCTGTCATTACGTAATTTGCCATTTCTGAGAAGAAGAACTTATCTCCAAAGTCCCAGTTTTCAAGTGCAAAATATTCGTTAATTGCTGAAATAATTCTTGACTTAATATCATTATCGTTAAGAACAATGTCTGGATTTTTTACTACTTTAAATATTGCTTGCAAATCTGTTGGTGCCTTTGATCCAAATAGTACTTTGTACTTAACCGGATGATAAATTATTTCATCACTTAATGATTTAATCTTAGCTAGACTGCTGTTATAAGACAGGAACAAAGAATCTGAACTTGCCGGTAACGGTAATTTACTAGTACCATTTAAGTATGCTCTATAATCTGTATCATAACTTCTAGTTAAAATATATGTATCAATAATATTACTAGCACTTGGGTCAATTCTAGAACTATCATCTGCTCCATGCACATAATGGAATGTTAAGTTATCTCTACCTACTCTAGCTCTATAATCAGTAGTTTGAGTTAATATTCCTGTTGTACCATTATAAACTTTAAATACATCAGCAGTTGTAAAATAAAATAATTGTCCGTTAGTGTATGTACTAAGTGCATTTAATAATGATTCGGAACTTAGAATCATTATACCTAATGAGGTTGCACTAACAAAGTTAAAATCTTCAACTCCGTCTGTAGTAATAAATTTTTGCTGGAACACATACTTTGTTAACGGATTAACAATCTCATTAACTACTGTATCAAAAATATCAGGATCGTCAACTACTCCGTCATCGTCTGTATCAAAAAACGAGATTTCTATTTTTTTACTATCAACATAACCCTCAGCATCTCTATATTCGTCAGTAAGTTCCCAATCGTAATCAACAGTAAATGGATATGCGTTATCAGGCTGTGTGTTTATGTTTAATATACTAATCTTATCTTTAACAATTTTTCCTGTTAGATTATTGTAAATTTTATCCGACGAATCAAAGTAGAAACGTATCTCTTGATCACTTTCAAATATGTATCGCATACCTCTATTTTGAATAGTATATGTTTCACCATTTGTTTCAAATATCAATAACCAACTTGCATCTAGTTGCTGGTTTGAAATATTACCAGTCTTACCTGTGCTAAACTCACTTGCGGTGTTTAGGTTGTTTTCTGTAACAATCCTCCAAGACTGTGTATCTGTATTATATCGTAATCCAAATGTTTTATACGCAAATACTTGATCGATTAATTGTGTTGCGACATCTGCTGCTAATGAAGATGCAAGTCCTGGTCTAATTTCTGCTAATCTAGAGCCCGTTGGAATAATATCATTTAATGATATTGGTCCTGATCCAGTAGTAGCAACTATAGTGCCATCTCCTGTAACGGCAGCTATTTTAACCCACTTATAATCAACAACTCCTTTTTTGCCTGCGTATCCTGTTGTAGAGACTAAATCACTATTAAGGAAACTTTGTCCAGTTGGTGGTAAAAATTTAATTAATGTTTCTGGAACAACTAGCTTTAATATTGATGAAGTATATGTACCTACTTGAGAAGTTATAGATGCTGTGTTTTTAAAATAACCAGTGCTTAGATTAGTAGCTTTAGTAGACTGCGTCCAAGTTATTCCTAAGTCAATTGTAGAAATTTTAGGGAAGTTATTATAATAATAATTTCTTACTTTTTTATTAGTTAATATAGGTTCTATAATATTAACAATTGCGCCTTCAATATCTGTTTTAGTAACAAAACTAAAAGTTGTTTTAGGTTTTAAATTTTCTTTATATAATACTCCATCTGTTCCATATAAACTAGTTCTACTGTACTTTCCAGTAGCATCTATTAAGTCAAAATATCTACTAATACCACTTGATGTTCTATTAACTGACTTTACTTTAATAATTTCTTGACTAACTCCTAATGGTGCTATTTGATAGTCTTCAGCAGTTACCATTCTATTTTGAGTATAATACGTTGAGGGTGCATTTTGTTTAATACTTGCACTTGTTTCACTAGTTGTTGAATTATCAACTGTATATTTTAGTTCATATGTAATTGTTAATGTTTCAATTTTATCTGCGGACGACAAGTAAGGAATTGAAACTGTTATTCCTCTCATATCATCTGGAGTGATAATAACTCTTTGATTTTTGCTTACTCTGTAAAATACACGGAAACTACCTTTTGGTAAATTTCCAAATACACCATCTGAAAATACTAAACTAATTCTATCATCAACTCTAGTTAGTACAGAATAGATATTTTGTATGCTTTTACTTAAACTATTATAAACTACATTGTTACCTTCAACAGCAGCTACTTTAGACCAAAGTTCATTTTCGTTTCCAAACGAGTCTAATTTGTAGAGCCATACATCAGTTTCATTAACATTAGTAGCATCAATTGCAACGACTTGATTTGTGCTAGGACTGGTTATAGTAAACTGTCCTTCATCTATTGACCCTTCTCTAAAATGACTAAAGAAACCAGTATTACTACTTGCATTTCCTCTTCCGTCATCTCGGAATAAAAATGCAAAATTATTACCAGGAAACGGTGCTTCTTCTTGAATAACTTTATCAACTATGTCTGTTGATACAACTTCAAATCTTACTGATCTTCCGTCAACAGATTTAGAAAAACTATAAACCGGAACTTCGTCATTAGTACTAAGCATACGATATTGCTCAGATGGTATTCCTTGCGAAGTATCTTTTTTAATTGGTCTTCCAAATTTTGCATTAGCGGGCAATGTTGAATTAATTACTTTTATAAATTGTTCGTACCAGTCTGGATTAGTAGGGTCATTCCATACTATTGTTTGGTTAGCTAAATTAACATTATTTGAATCTATAATTTCTTCTGAAGTTGTAATACTTTCAACTTTTAACACACCATTGGCTGCTTGATTACGTTTAGGATTGTAAGAAAGCAAACGAGCAAGACGGAGAACCGATTCTCTACGCTCAGCAAGTTCTAAATAATTTTCTCTTGCATTTAAGTCAATACGGAATGAGATATTTTGTCCCATATACGCAATTAGATCAATTAATGCTAGATACTCACTTGATTCAATGTAATCGTTAAAGTCTTCAGGATAGTTTTCCCGAAGGTAATTAATCATTGTACGGCGAAGGTTGTCAAAGTCATAACTTTGAAAATCTGCATTACGGAAAGATTGGTAAACTCGTTTCCAATCCTCTGCTAATAATAATCTATTTTGTCTATCTGTTGCCGACATATCTTACATTCCTTAATTATAACTATTTATGGCATATAGTAAAGTGCGTACATTAAAAACTAAGACTTTAAAAAGCCTGCATCTTCGTCAAATCTCATCCTTAGGGTTTCTGAAATGTTAAACGGAAGATACGTTATAGTACATTCTATTTGTATGCCTTTTTCATATTGGTCAATTAATATACTATTAACATTAGTCCTCGGATCGCTATTAATAATCTTAGTAACATTTTGTGTAATTGCTTCTTTTAGCGACTCAGTTAAAGGTTCAAATAATGCGTCCCATATAATTGTGCCAAATTCAGGATTACTAAGTTTTTCTCCTTGGCGAATATGAAAATGGTTTATTAAATCTTGCTTTATTAATGATATATCATATAGACTAAAAGTAACGTTGTCAGGATTTACTGTACTCATTCCTCTGTAAGATGTTTTAGAGGTAATTGTTTCTATCCTATTATTACCAGGAACAGTGATTTCTGAATATATTTTTTTCTCTATAGTGCTCATAACGTATTTACCTTATTTTTAATCACCTGCAATTACGTCCGGACTGCCAGAATTTGATGCATTAGGAACCCAACTAGCGTGTCCGCCAGTTGCATCACCTTTTCTATGAATTGCTATATTGTTTACAAATACAGTTCCGCTACCTGCAACAGCAGGATCGCCACAGCTAGTAGTATCACCAATACGAACAACTTTTGCGTTGTTAGCATATACATCAGGAGATCCTACAGCATACGCCGTTTGATGGAACGGACTTGGTGAAGGACTTGCATGTCCAATATGTAAATCTAATCCTACTCTAGTTACTTCAGGCATTATGTTGGTCCAACTTGTTGATTATCAGGAGTCCCTTTTCCAGAAGTAGTTGTACTAACTTTACATAATTTTTTTGTTGTATCATTATCAGTAGCTTGTTGATTTGATGTTTTAACAGTTTTAAGAACTGTTGGAGATGTTGTACCTTTAGCTTTTGTATCCTTTGGTTGCACTATATTTGAAGTTTTTTTATTGCCGCCATTAGCAACGTCAGTACTACTATTACTTGCTATATTATCTGTCTTTTCTGGAGTATGTTCTGCTGGATCAT